GACAGTCATTGCACGACCGACAGTCATTGGCATCTGCTTGAACTTGTCACTAAAGTAATCCGACATCTGGCGCGTGGCGTCGATCACAGCTTTCGAGGTGAGCTTCCCTTCAGAAGCCATTTTCTTAAGCTGCTCGCGCGGAATCTTCATCACCTCCGCCAGCTTGTCGAGGTACTGAGGGGCAGCTTCTGCCATTGAACGGAATTCGTCCCCCTGCAACACGCCCGAGGCCAACGCTTGCGAGAATTGAGTCATCACTGCTGAAGCTTCTTGCGTACTTGCACCGCCTACAACAAGAGCTTGAGAAATGGTGTCGGTAATGCCCAGCAGGTCTTCTTGAGTTGTGATGTAATCTTTGGCCGCGTTGCCGACCTTTGTGTAAAGCGAAGCATAAGCTTCAATCTTAACACCGGATGCGCTTGCACGCTTTGCAACCTCATCGAACGCATCACCAGCATCACCAACGGTCTGCGGAAGCTGACTGATTCGAGTGCGAATGTTTTGCATCTCGTCCGCGATATTGATAATAGCCTTAACGGTAGCAAGGCTGACCACAGCGGCGGCCATATTCCGAAACGCGGTCGCTGCTTGCTCAGCCTGGTCTTTAATCCGATTAACAGCGTTCCCCGCATTGTTCAGCTGAGTCTGATTAAGCGAGAAGCCCAGTCGAGTAATAAGTTCGCGAACAATCAATTCGTCACCTCTGTACCTTTGCTGCTTCGTATTGTGCCGCTTCAATGTCGGACTGCATATCAAGCAGCGCGTTCAGCGCCTGCAAATCCTCCACCGTGGCAACACCGTCTTTCACTTCCTGGAGCGTTACCTTCCCCGCAAGAATCGGACGCCATATCCATAGCTCCGCAGACAGCTCTTCGTCTAGCCTGCCTGGGACGCTTGCGTTGTCTTCACGCCTTCGGTCAGAGCGCCAAAGCGTTCGACCAGTGAGACGAAAAAAGGGCCAAATTGATACCTCACAACCTCAAGAATCAGTTCGTACAGGTCGAACAGGTTTTCAGTTGTGAAGCACTGATCAATATCGGTGCCCACCTTGATGAATTTTTTGATTTCCACGCAATACACGCGGGACTCTGCAAACAACGGGAGAACAATATTGTCCATGATGGACTCGTCCAAGTTACTTGCAATCACCTGAGCAGCTTCTTTGACATCAATATCGCCCAGACCTTTACCAGCGCCCACTAGCGAGCCGATTACAGGAACCGCAATCTTCTGGAGCCGCATGAGCAGCTTATTGGCGGCAAAAGCGTTCATACGCACAGCGGTGAATTCCCGCGTGCCTATAATAAAGGTTTCTTGTTGCATGATAATTCCCGAATGTGGTTAATGAGTCAAGTATAACAAAACGGAGCTTTGTGGAGCCCCGTTTTCTCCTTCAACTTAGTTGCCACCACCGTGGAAAATTTTCAGATCTGCAGCACTGAATACCCACACACGCTCAGAGACTTCTTTTCCGAACGTGGCTTCAGGAACGGACTTGATCCAGCACTGCGTCGCAGCAGCAAGAGAGCGCCCGGAACCATCCACAACGCTGATTGGGATAACAATCAGACCGTCGTTAGTAAGGTCGTCCGTCGCAAGCAATGCTGACAGCAAGTCATTGGCCGGGCTGGTCTGCAAGAGCTTGAATTCGAACTCACCCATCTTATTCGCGTTGCGAGCGCGTGCAACACCGCCATCAGTGCCAACGCGGGTAAAGTACGCATCTTCAGCGCGTCGAGCGATGATGGAATCACCATCGCTAAGGCCTGACAAAATGACTCCGCCCACAGTGCAGATCACCTGTGCGGGATCGTAAGAACCTGTCAAAGTAGCACTCATTCATCTTCTCCTTAGAGTTCGTATGCCAAAGCACCAGTGATTTCCACAACGTGGATCGCACCAGCAAGGCGGGCCGTAAAGCCAAGCGACAGGACGCGGGAGGCCTTAATGCTCGGAGCCAGTTCAACGGAACGCGGATACGTGATAACAAATCCCGGAACCGTATTGTTACTGGCGTCCAATTCGTCAGGAGCAATACCGCCCACGTTCTGCCCTTCCTGCAACGACTTCCGCAGATTATTCACGCAGAGCTGGATTCCAGGATCGGTGTAAGGAACTTTGTCCCGATTGATCATCATTTGCGCCATATTGACCTGGATGACATCTTTAAGCCAATCGCGGAATCGAATGACATCAATCCATTCGCCTGCTGCAACCTTGCCGGGGTTCGTCAAGGCAATCTGAGCCTGATAGAACTCGAACGTGTTACCGCCCTTATTGACCACAGTCTGCTTCTGTGTGGCAGTCAAAGGGGACGGAGTGACGCTTGCCAGTTGTTTCAGTGCCCAAGTTTCGGCGCCCGGCTTGATGGTGAAAACACGACCTGCCCAAGCTGCATCAGGGTATTCGGTAGCGGCGTTCGTGTGGAACAAAGCTGCTGTGCGATAGTATCGCGTATTCTTCAACACGCTCAGGAGGTCGGTTGTCACGCCAGCGTTAAGAACGTCGGATTCATCCGTTGCAGTGATAAACAAGCGGTCATTTGCTTCAGTCCATTCAGCTGCATCAAGTTGAGTCTGCTTCACGCGCTCGACCATTACAAGGCCGTACCACGACTGATCTTCATCTGTGATAGCGTCAAGGTCGTCCGCAACCGCACTACCAGCAGCCAGCGGACTGATTGTACCCCATTGCAAGTTCGACAAAAGCGTGATTGAATCGATATTGGAACCGATCCAGGCAACTTCCAGAGTGTTTCCGACCACAGTGGCGGTAATGATTTCGTTGGAGTCCGCAAGCACGTTCGCAGCAAGACCGGCTACAATTTCCGCAGCAGTAGGAGTGCCGTCAGCTGTGTAGCTGTATGTATCTGAGCCAACGCTGAAAGAGTAAGTACCAAGAGCAATCAAGTCCGCAACCTCAATCACCCCTTTCAACACAGCGCGCCGACCAACCTTCACTTGTCGCGGACGCGGAATCTGACCGAAGCAGTCGGATAGCGCAGTCAGCAACTTAGGCGGCAAATCGTCTTCGGCTGCAGCATTATAACTGGTATAAACACGGACACGCTCAGGGAAGGTCATTAGCGGAGCAACGATCATCGGAGTACCGAAGTCGCCTCGCACAACACCAGTCGTCTGGAGCGCAATTTGTACTGAAACAATATCGTCAAGGGTTGCCATTGAAAAACTCCTTTGTTAAATCAAGCCCACTATAACACAACCGTGATGACTTCCGCCAGATCCGAATTCGGTTCATCAAACCCTAGAGTTTGATTTGTGACGTATCCGGCAGCCGTTTCCACTGTCTCGATCACACCGACACGGTCAAGAAGCTCCGTGCCAAAGCGAACGAACAAATCCACACTGGCGCGGGGTTCCAGTTGCGAATTATCGAGCTTGTACGGCACGTTGAGCACGTCACCGATATCGTACAGCGCAATCTTTTGGATCTGCCATTGTTCAAGAATAGTTGTGCGAGACAGGTTGTCTCGCAGGTCTGCGCACGCTACATCGGAATCAGTTCCGAAACGTTGCATCTGTACCGTAACTTCTCGAACACCAGTTACAAGTTGATCTCCGTCATCATCAACTCCTTGGCTATAAGCATCCACCCCTATAGCTCTTTGAGCAGAAATCCTCATTGTCCAATACGGTAAAGATGGACGCGGAGAATTCTGATCTGCAAAAATCAAAGCCTCGTCACCAATAACAGCTTTGATTAGTGCTTGTAATGTCGATTTCAGGCTCATTACGGAGTCCAGAAATCAGGACTTTTCTGTTTAGTTCCAATTCCGGTACTCTGATAATGCAAATCTAGAGTAAGTACAGCAGGTTCGTTGGGAGAACCGCCAGTAATTGTTGGAATTGTAGTGACATCAAAATGAACTAACAACAAGCCGTCGGGTTCTATAAGATCTGAATCAAATTGCGAAGCAGCAGGGCTTGCCGCACTAATTTGAGTCTCGTCAGTTCGGTGCCCCCATCGAGGAATAGTTGCAATATCAGGAGTGCTGACGGTAAGCGTTCTATTTACCTCGACAGGAAAAACTTCCTGTCCATGGCCTTTAGCGTAAGCCATATAGAAGTTGAAGACAATGCTTCCGCTAATTGTAGTTCCATTATGACACCAATGAGCATGAAGAAAAAGATTGCTGCCGGGGACATAATCGTGAGGAATATGAAATACACAATCCCCGTCGTCACCAGCAGAATAGAAGAAAGCACGAACATTCGCTCCCCTCAGTGCTCCAAGCGTTGGAGAACCAGCGCCTGAAGTTTTTGGTGTAATGTCTCCAAGCAAATCCACCCAAGGGTAAGTTGGAGTTATCTGATCAACCTTAAACCCTACGCCCGGAGTTTCTGGAATGATTAGACCGCTCACCCGCCCTTCTTGAAGGTCTTCAATCTCCGCTTTAGCAGCCGCGAAATTTGATCGGACCCCTGCGGTTGTCGCGTTACCGAAAGGAGGTACTGCGGGATCAATATCACTTGCCATTTAGGGCCTCTTCAGTGCGCCAGACGTCCAATCGGACGTCGTTGTGAATTTGAACACCTTCACGCCGAGGTATTTGTAATGACTAATCACACCAGACTGATTCGCAAAGATACTGACCAGTTCATAACCATAGCCCTCATGAACAATAATGTCGGGTTGCACACCTTCACCGTCCGCGGTTACTTTTAATCGAGTGTCGCTGTAGAACTTAGCGAAGTCGGACAAGTGGCGCCCTTCAGGCAATGCGTGCAAGTCTTGCCCAACGACCACAGGTTGCGCCGACGCCATTACAGTTCCAGCAGTGCGTGCGCCCGGAGCCCAGTTCCCGCTCACATAAGCGCCAACGCCTTCACTCAATAAAGTCTTGGCTTTGCGAAAGCTCATGCTTGCCTCCCGCGGATGCTGATCTGCACGGCGTTCGCCATTGCCCCACTATCAACCAGTGTCTTCGTAGAACCTTTCTTAGCTTTGACAGTGCTTTCCGCAAGACGGGGAAGAATGTTCCGCCCCGTGATTATGTTCTGGATGCGCCCAGCGTGCTTCTGACCGATCACGGTCAGTGCAGCAGTAGCGGTCTTTTTACCTTGAACCATCTGATTCGCTTGCTTCTGGAAGTCGCTGTTGATTTCCGCTACATTCTCATCGAAGGACATTGCCATGAACGGACGGGACGGAATATCGTCAGTTCCGAATTCGTTGTATGACGCATATTCAGCAATGCTAACTCCTTCGTTCTGGGAACCTTCCAGGATACCAACAGCAACTTCCATCCCCTTGGCTTTTTCAAGCTCACGAAAGATGTTTTTCCAACCTCGGTCAATATCCTGGACATTTGCCATTATTACTCAACCCGAGTCATGATTGCTGCACCAAAGCACGCCCGCGTGATGTCGAG